TATAAGGCCGCGGGTCTTATAAGGTGTTGAGATGACTATAAGTTGGTTTCTTATGTGTCATACTAGGTAGCAATATCTTAGCTTCATGTGTTCTTGTGGTTTCACTTGTCTAATTGGGGTTTAGGTTAGGCCTTTATCCTGGTATCCCCGTAAGGGTATTGACAGTTAACAGAAGTTAGCAGCTATGCGTGGTTTGGAGTTTTGCTCCTTATGTAGTATGGTTGGCCACTCCCTGTGTCGCCTGTGTTGTTTATTATAGGTGCCCTGTTTGTTTATCAAACGTCTCTCACATCTAAAGCTCGTTTCCCGATTGTGGTGTTTTCGACCAAGTTTTCGTCAAGTGTTCATTTTATTTTGAGTTCTCATTGAGATCCTCTGAAGGCTGATCAAGATACGTTAAGTCCTGTACAAACTGAGTTGTAAGTACCTCCTATGAAGGCATTCCACTTTGTTCAGCACTATAAACGTCCCTCTGTGCTTCACGACATGGAAAATCGAGCAATCCATGACTCTGGTCATAAACTCGTGTCAAAATTGCTGGGAGGAAGTGCCCAGATAAGTTACTCGAATGAGAATAAGCCAATCATTCGTTTTATAAAGGTTAGAGTTAACGATAGTACAACTTTCTCCAAAAGAGTTAGTGGAGGCTCTCGTTAAAAGCGCACAAACGGACGCACCATTAAGAGTGCGTTGAAGGTCTGGTCCCTAAACCATGGTCTGTACGTGTGTGAATCGATCGTCGTACCAAATAATAGATGGCAGCTGCTTCGCGCCTACATTGAAAAGTTTGGAATAATGCGACGGTTCTCGTTAAAGAAAGGAACCGTAACCAATGTCTATTTACCAAAACAACTTTGATGCCCTGGTTAGTGCTGCGGAGGACGCAGAAATGTATCTTCCTGTGGTTCTTGAAAGAACCCCCCCGACCCACACTGTCCAGTTGGGTGACCACATGGTCAACCCTCTACATACAGTGAAAGCAATGGCCATTTATCTGTCCATGCTTGCTAACATCAAATCTTCGCCCGTAAAAGTTGATTTTATATCTCTTTACGCTAGAAGTTTTGTTGGAGGTGCCACCACGCGTAGGGCCTCTGTAGAACTTGTTAGTGAGGTCGAAGAGACGTTCCTAAGAGCGTTTGAGATGAGAAACAGAATGAGATT